GATAAAAGTAATCAGCAGCAGTATATCCAGTTGTGTCAAATACAACAACTCCCGAAGTATGAGCAGCTGCATCTGTAGATTCAAAAATTAACTCTTCAGGGTTATTTTCATCTCTATATTTTGAGATTCCACTAAAACCTCTAATACAATCCTTAAGGGTATTATTATCTCTTTCAGTATATGTTATGATCTCATCATCAATCTTTATTAAACCATATTCATCAGGCAAACCCTCAGAATTAGACAATACAATCTCAGTATCTGTAGATGTACATTCTCTCTCTAAAATAATGTCTGGATTGATTACATTATCAACCAGATTATCTAATTTGATGTATTGATCTAAATTTTCCGCAAGATCAATCGCGCCACCTTGAAATTCTTGAGAAATGTAGTATTGTCTTAGAAAATCAGCAAATTTTGGGTTATCTTCTAATACAAACCGAGGAAGTTGGCTCTCAATTACATCTTTTATTTTAACTCTCTTGTTTATCATTCTATCGAGTTAGTGATCCGTTAGTGTAGCTAGAAGAAATTGGATATGATACTCCAGAAATCTGATCTCCAGAACTTATCGTATCTTTAATCATATTTATCGTACTTTTAGATAAATCAACATTGAGGTACAAATCTTTTAATCCTATGACATCATTAGACTCTGGAGTTGCTTGTATTTCAATAACATTTTGACTTAAAGCAGTTCCAGTGATGAAAATTGAATTAATAAGAACTTCTCCATGCATATAATCAACTGTACCTGCGTTACCGTCCACAGTAACAATTTCACCATTACTGTCTATACTAACAATGGTTAATCTTCCTGTAGTTGTACTACCATCTGGTTCATCACTAAAGTAAACAGGTGCACTTTCTCCTCTGATAGTAAAAGCGGTGGATTTAATGTTCCTACCTTCTAAATTAACATGGAATTGGTTACCATAACATAATTCATATTGACTCGTAACGTTAATTTCTGCACGAAGGTCTCTTCTCATTTGGATTCTTGTGATATTTGAAGTAATCGATCTATCAGAATCATCGACAATATTAACGAACTTGCTATACTTGAATCTTCCACCGAATTTATTGAGATCTAAGGAATTAGCATACTTTTGAATAGAATTACTGACTCTTGTTTGAAGAGTAGATACGTCATTGAATATATTACTGTTGTAATATACAAAACAATCATATTCAACGGTTAATATTTGTAGATCAACTAACTGTTGGTTAATTCCTGCAAGAGCAAATTTCTTTAACTCAGTTGTAATTTGCTGTTTGGTAAAATCGGAAATAAAGTTAGCATTTCTTGGTTTAATACTAATTATAACATTTCCAAATTGTGGTGGGTCTAGTTCTTCACCACCAACGACTGAAACACTCTCGGTATCAGGATAAATTTGCTGAATTATTGCTTCATAATCAGTCGCAGAAACCGCCCTGTACTGCGATGAATATAACCTAGGAGCATAATACTTAACTGAGTTGATAGATTCGATCTCATCGCCATTCTGGGCGGGATTAACGGTAGTTAGAGTAATACCTAGGGTGCTCTGATTTACACTTACATTCAAACCATCATAAAAATCTCCACCAAATGAGAAATTACGAGCACCGTTTCCTTCTCTACCTTCAGTTACAATATAATCAATTCTAATATCTGTGTTTGGATCTAATTTCTTACCAAAGAATCCATCACCAAAAAGAATTTCATATTTTTCATCTTCAATCTCCTGAAGTAAGAAAACTTCAGAGTCTTTAGTAATTTTAACGATATTATCAACTAATCTATATGTTCTACCATCTCCAATCTCTCCAGGTCTAAAAATAACACTTCTAATAGTTGATGTATCAATGAATGGATTATCTAAAATGAACTTTTGCTCACTATGACCACTAACTGTAAATGCTTTTGATAATAATGTTCCTTCATATACCTCAAACTGCCCAAAATCAGCAACTCCATTCACAACTGCCACTGTTCTATCCTCTGGGATGGCAAAAGCATATGTTGTTCCAGAAGAATCACCAGTACAAACTAAACCTTTCCTTAAAGTAAGTGTATTTCCATTAATAACACCTGCTGAATCAGTAACACTAAGACTTACTGTACCTTTTGCAGCAGTTCTTGATCTAGGAACATAACCAATATTTCTAGCAAGTGAAACAACGTTCTCTCTAAGAGTTGCAGAATCAATAAAAGACTCATTAACAACCATATTAGTGTTAAATGCAGTCTGATACGTATTATATGCTAATGTATCGATAAGAACCGACATGTTTGACCCTTCATAGTCAAAACCAGTAAAGTCGGTATTCGCTCTTAGGTAATCTTTAATAGAGGATTTGATATCCTCATAGTCTAAATTTGTAAACTTGTTAGATGGCATTATCTTGTCGCCTCTAGGATGAAGGAAATTGCTTGAGCTGAGGATGAATCCCCAATAATATCATAAAATATTGTTACTCCAAATGCATTTAGGTCAGGTCTGGAATCAACTTCTACACTAACATTACTAACTCTAGTTTCATATAACTGAATTGTATTCTTAATTGTATCAGCGACTACAGATGCAGTTGCATCATCAACCAAATTGAACAAAGTATCTCTTATTGGAGACCCAAATTGAGCATTAAAAAATTTTTCACCAGGAAGTGTAAAAACACAATTCTTAATTGCTGTTTTTATTGCATCTTCATTCTTAACAACAGTTAAATCATTCGTTACTGGGTGAGGAGTGAACGAAAAACTGATATCTTTGAACGATTTTGAGGTAATCCTATTAGAAATAGGCATATTATGGAGGCTTTAAATTTATTTATACGTATTAACGACAACTTTTTTTACAATTACTCAATTTCTCCACTTTTTTCGTCAATCCACTCGGTAACTGACCTCTCTTTTGGTGTTTCCCAGAAATATTCATCAGTATCTCCCAGTCTTCCCCAGTCTGTTCCTGCCTCAACTTGATATTCTATAGTAGAAACCTTAAAATCAGGTTTCTTTGGCATCTCAGGAGTGATAGAAAGGTCATATAAACGCATCCGATTGTTAGGATACAGTGCAAACTGCCCATTTTCGAGTGCTATGCAGTTATGAGACTTGTGTTCTTGTGGAACTTCACTTACATTATTGTCTACTACGTCTGGATTTGCATGGTAATTGTCTAATGTAAACAAATATTGACCTTTAATGAACCCATGATCTCTTGTATATACCTCACAATCCATTGAAGAGACGAAACCTTTGTTGATTGCAACGACTCCATAGTCCATACAGTTCCAAAATTGGAGATTTTCGAGTGTCATATCAGGATCTGGTGCCTTTGGTGCTCTTACAAATGCACTAATAGGCAGTTTATCGAACATTGCACCGTATTCTGGTAGGTAAGTCTCAAAGTAAAAAGCGCGTCCAGGTATCGATTTTGCCGAAACCCAGACACCCTCTACAAATTCACCATGTCCGTCCTTATGATCTCGCAAATATTCCTTACGTACCCAAACTTTTTCGGCAGGAAGATTGCAAATTAGGTTCATCCTTGACCTCTAGAACGTTTTTTCTTGTTATTTCGGGAAGTTGCAGCATATTTTGTGTGTCTACCTGCCCCTTGTCTTGTTTTTTTCGGTCTACTTTCAATAGTTTTCACTTAATTACCTCTACATTAATGTCTTTTGCGTTAGGATGCCCCTTTTCATAGTACTGATGGGCAAGATCTTCAAGGGTATCGAACATTTCTTCCTCTGAAAGGTCTTTCCATGCCACTACACCCTTGATTGAAATGTTATATCTATCAGATAACTCTTGTTTTTTCATGTCCAACACGTATATTTGGGTCACACCAGATCTCAAAACCTGCTGCAATCGCATCTAAACAGAAAGAAACGTCTTCTCCGCACATATCTTGTACCTCTCCTGACTCAAATTCTTGCATTTTAGGAGCAAACCAAGGATATTTCATTTCTTCGTGTTCAAAAACTCCATTTTTGATGAGTACCCACCCAAATCCTGTGTAATCCACCGTGAAGGGCTTACGGCGCTTTTGCATACTTTCACCAGTTTCATGATTCATAACACCTCCATTGGTACGGAAGTCTTGCTCTTCCAACCAGTGAGCAACAGAAGTTGTGCGTCCATCTTCGGTCATGTACCAACCTGCAGCAATATCCTTCTGCATAAGGACTAACTGTAAAAATTGTGCAGAGTTAAAGATAATATCACTGTCAATCCACAATTGATAATCATACTTGAGTTTGCCATCCCATGGGATTTGGTTAGGACCACGGAGAACGTTTGCACCTAATACCTTACAACGTGCAAAATTGACCATTGATGAGTAATCCTGAGAGATTTGGATACTCACACCCATTTGTACCAGATCAAAACATAATTGAACAAAGTTCTTCATGAATGCATATGAACAACCACGACCAGGTAGGCACAGTACAACTGCCTTTCCTTTTATAAGTTCTTTTGCTTTTTCGTAGTCGTATTCTATTTCTTTTTTCTTTCCTCCCTTAGTCGGAGTCTTTGCTTTTACAGTAAATCCTTTAGCCATAATTTGAGTAGGTTACATCATTATCATACTATAGTATGTAGTCATTGTCAATAAGACGATTCTTCGGTACACACATCTCCAACACATTCTGTATATGTTAGTTCTTCCTTAAAATATGAGTGATAAATTCTTCCCCATATTATATCAAATTCTTCTTGATTTAAGTTCTTGAATAAACATTTGTCATTCAAGTAAATGTGAAACGTTACGCTAGTTGTCGAAGTCATAAACCTCCTCTACTTTAATGTCCTCGAATGTGTACTTAATATCAAGTAAGTTATTATCAATGATTGTTTTAAGCATTGTAATTGTATTTTCTTTTTCTTCCTTAGAGAGACGTTCAAAAACTGCCTTTTCCTTAATCACAATATTGTACATTAGAATTCCTCTTCTTCATCAACAAATTTACAAGATAGTTCAACTTCTGATTTCAATGTCCATTCTACCACATCTCCTTCTTCCCATGTGAGATCCTTAAGGACTTCTTCTGGAATTGTAACATAGAGATCTCCTGTGAGATCATCTTGTTGAATGACTGCTTTACGAATGTGCTTCATTTGCTTTGTAATCTCTCCACAACTGTTGATGCTTGCATAGGTGCAACATCATTTAATCCATTAGCATCAAACCAAGGTGCACTTTCCCAATCGAATCCTTCTCCGAATGTGTTATCAGGTGCCATCACATACCAATGACATTTTGCATCAGGTATATCAACGGCACATACTGCCCAGTCATCTGCCCATTGAGGTACTTGAACGTACATCACTGGTAAGTGATTTGCATGAGTGATTGTCGGAAATATAGTCAATGATATCATGAATACAAACCCCCAGAAAATCTGAGGTATGTATCTGACACTCATTGGTCTCTTATATACTTCCATTACGTCGTGGTAGTTCATTTGTATCGACCCTCTATGAGTTTATATATGGCGGAAAATTTTTTCATTTGAAGTATATTTAAAGGTCGAATTGTCACCTCTGTAGGTTAGATGGTACCTACGCGATTAAACACACAATAAGAAAGGGGCATAAGGACTGCCCCTAACGTATTATTGGCACAGAGGGTATCCCTCAGCGTTGGTGTAATGTGAGCAACTGTGCCAGTGGTGTTGGGTCTTATATGGTCATAGGTCTCCACACATAAAGCGCATAATAATAAGTGATGCGCACCCTTGCATGACCAATGCCCAGAGGAGAGTTATAACTCCTCAAGCATTTCATCCATCTCACATGCGTTGATCTTTGAGTCATCCCATCTGACTCCGTCGCCTGTGGTGTCTATGCCATAGTTAGCAAAGATCTCCAGTAGGTGTGACCAATCAAGTGCTCTGCGGGCGATGTCATAAAGTCCTTCATCAGACCCTATCCATAGAGCAGCGTTCCATGTTTCGTAGTTTGTCCAACCGTTATATTCTGTGTCTGTGTCGATTAGGTTTGCTTGATAAGTTGAAGTCATGAATGCTCCTGTGTGGTATGTACTTATTATAAGGGGTGATATAAACGTTGTGTATACGTTATGTGCCAGTTTGTGAAGTGGCATACTCTAATAAGTCATGCTCTCTGAATAGGTTATAATAGGTGTCGTTCATTAACCCGAACTCAAAAGACGTGTTTGCGTGTTGTTCGGTTACACCTTCATAACACTTAAGGATTTCATCGTAATTCATTAGTGCTTCCTCTGTCTGATGTATTCGCTGACTCTGTCGTTTAGGTCAGCGATTAATACGATTGATCCGAGTATTAAAAATGTTTCAATCATTGGCATAAGTCCTCAAAGCGTTTGTTTGCAAGTTCAATTTGTTTCTCTTCTGAGAGATAGGGGAAGCACTCTTGCACTTCCTCAAAAATGGATTCTAAAATAAGTTCGTTTTGTAGGCAACTCATTATGCGTACCTCCCTGCTGGATGTGGGTTTGATGGTGTACAACCGAATGATGCAAAAAATGCGTTCATCATTCCAACGTTAACCTCTGGGTCGTCAAAGTCAACTCCGCCGATATGGTCAACTCCCCATTCGCTGATTTCATCAATGAATGTTTGGAAATCTTCGCAAACGAATGCCATGTTCTCAAAGTTTTCTACTTCTTTGATTCTGTTAATAAGTCTTTGGGTTTTTGTCATTTGTGGAAACCTCATGTTTGTTATGTACTTATTATAAACAATAGGGAGATTAAAATAAACCCCCCTTGTGCCACTTTGTTAACTGTCACAGTATACCTCGCACGTCGTTGCTTAATATGGTAGATTTGCCGTTAGTGACATTATGAAGCATATTATCAAAGGTTTGCAAGTCCCATTCTTTTTGCTCTGGGACGTCGCACTCATAGGCAAACATAATGACCTCATAAAGATAGTCATATTGAGTTGGTGTTAACTCAATATTGATTCCGTTTTTATTAGTCATTTGAAGTGTACTCCCCTTCAAGAACTCTTGTTCCGTTTAGTGAGTACCAAACTAATTGAGCATGACCATATTGCTGTGCCATGTCATAAAGTACATCATAAGCGAATGATCCGTAAGGGATTGCTTCCCTTATTGGTGTATTTGGAATTTCAATAAATTTTTGTATCATAGTGTGGAAACCTGATTGTTTATAATACTATTATACACATAAAGATGTGCAAATTGCAAGCGAAAGTGGACACTTTATTAACTGTCACACCCTCTTAATTTTTTAAGACATTGTGCGTTAATGTCCATGATGTGTTCTTTAATATCACTGTTCATATCATAGTGAAATAAAACACACTCTCTGATGTATTCAATTTGTTCCTTTGTGAATTCTCTTGTAAATCTTGGCATTAGTAACCTTTTATGCCTCCGTCCCCGTAGACATCACACATAAGTTCATCATATAATGACTTTAATTCCTTATTGTCAAAATGATGATCTGGGACGATTAGGTCAAGGATTCTTTCCTTTGTTTTTGAATCAAAGTTTTTTGCCAAATCTTTGATTTCTTTGATAAGATAGTTTCTA